GTTATATATAGCTGTACCTAATCGATTCCCTGATAATGGCATTATACTTTTAAATTCCCTAATAAACTTTTTAAATTTGCAAAGGTAGCCGCATTTATTAAAGGCTGTGGCCCTAACTGTGTATTTACCTTTGCATCAACAAGGCCTTGTAATAAATCTGATATTATTTGCAATAATTCCACAGTATTATTTCCTATTGATATTTTATCATTGTCTGTTAATTTTATTAAGGCATTATTAAATTTTAGTAAAAAGTTTTTTTCTTCTATTTGAATACCCCCTGAAATAGGGAAAACACCAGGAATAGCAATGGCGTCTGAAATATTATGCTTACGTGTATCCTGCGGGTCGGTTATTCCACCGGTGGTTTTCCATGCATCTATAGATCGCTCAGAGAAAATTAATAGGACAGGATCCTTTTTTTCTAACGGGAAAGAAATTATAGATTTATTTGTTTGCGGATATAATATCGGGATATCCGTCAAGATGGGTAATTCTTTGCTTTGATTTTCACTTTTATATTTTCTTTTTAAAGCTATTTTTGCGGAAATTGTTTTTTTTGTATAATCAAAACTTTCAACTATTGCAGGTATAGAAGTATGTAGGTTATAGCTATTGTTTTCTATCGCTAAATTAATTACTTCACTAAGTGTTGGTGTCTTCGCCATTTGCAGCCTCTATTTTCATGAACCAATCCTTGCCTCGTGTATCACCCTTGAATTCACAGGATTCTGTCAAAAAAAAACCATTAACATTTTCAGACTCAACTTTAATTGTTGTTCCTGGTCTTACCAAAGAATTTATCAATGCCAATATTTCCAGACCATCATTTTTTACAATTGGAATATTTAATAATCCTGTTTTAGGGGTTAAAAGAATAGCCTTGTTTTTGTCCAAAACATTTTTTTTGATTAATTTTAATTCGCCGGTTTGAATAGTAAAAAAGAAATTTTCGTTTTCTAGTATTTTATCAAGGTTTTTTTTTGTTTGACCGGAAACAGTTAAACTATTAAAAATTTTTTTATTGCTTAATTTTTCTAATTCTTTGCTATTGAAAATCACGCCTAAATTACTAATCAAATCAGAGATTATGTTTTTGTAAAAAGTTCCTGCTTTATATGTTTTATCCAAAAAAGAATTAATAATATTTTCTTCCGAATCACCCACTTCTAATATTGTTAATATATCAGCGCCCTTTTTAGCGGTTTTAGTTTCAGCCACATCCCCTAAAAAAATTATTCCTTCAACAGGATCATCTACAATGCCTTTATATCCAGCGGTTAATTGAGCCGTTAATTTTTGACTTTCAAAAAATTTTCTGCTCGATTCATTTAAGTTATAAATAGCAATTTTAGAAGTGTTGGCATCGCTATCATCACCTTTTAAAACATCGAATTCTATTCTCAGATTTTCAAATTCTTTTATTTCTTCTTCTCTGCGGACTAATAATTTAGCTGTCCTTGTAAATTGTTGTGTCATTAGGAGTCTCCATAAAGCATAATAATATCTTTACCTAAATCATCCCGGGTTGCATTTCGTTGTAAACCTAATTTGTCATACATGAAAATAAGATTTTCAAATAATCCTTCTATTGGATATTGACTAATCAAATCAGTGTCCGTTAAAAGCGGAATTCCTAATAAAAGCGCCTCTCTGTTAAAATTAAATATATTTAAAATCCACCGTTCCGCCCTGGCATTATATTTCAACTCAAAAAAATAGATATTGTTTTCTATCTCAATAGAAAACTCAAAACTGCCAACATCGCTTCTTAATGGTATTTTTAATACACTCATTGCTATTTAATTAATTCCGTTAATTTAAATAAAATCGTACTGCCTTTTCTATCAACCTCTTCCGAAACAGACGTTAAAGACTTTCTTCCTTCCTGAATTTTAGAACTGCCGGTATGTTCTGCATCTTGAGCTAACTTGCTTTTAGGAATAAGCACAAATTCAGTATCTACAATATTAATTTGTTCCAAGGTAATATTAAACCTCAATTCAACAGCAGGGCTTTCCGTAATGGTTAAATTTTTTATTACCATATTCTCATATAATTTAAAACCGGTTTGAAGATAAAAAGGTGTTTTTTTATTAAAGAGATCTTCTAAAATATTATACCCATCCTCCATCCGGTTTGTTGAAAACTGTAAAATATTAATTAATCCTTTATTAACCAAATTAATATTTGTTTTTATACCAGCCAACAAATTAGTTGTTATTGATAAATTGTCAATTTGGGTTTCAAGCGGCCGCTCGGTGATGATTCCCTGAAAACTAATCTCTCTATTTTGAGTGATTATATTATCAGTTACATTTGCCCCACCTTCAATAGGGTTGGAAGTTATTTCACTCACAAAAGAATGGGTTAAAGTAAGTACATTGTCCGGCGTAAACAAGCGTGAATCACCTAAGGTATTAATAGTAATTATTCTTATTTTTTGCTTTTGTTTTACGATTAAATCTAAAATAGCCATCAGTAAGAAATTGTGCTTGTGTTTGCTCGATGAGTTCGCCTTAATGCATCCTGAAAATCGTTTGCGATTGATTTTCCGGACTGGATAATAACATCTCCAATTTTCTTGCTATCCTCATCTTTGTTAACAGTTACATTTACAGGCATTGATAAATTAATATTATTAATAGGACTTAGGGCTTTAGAGGGCGATGGCGTAGGCGCTACTGCACGCTCAACACCAGCGAAAGCGCCTAGTGCTTTATAAGCCCCTCCACTTAGCCCATATTCTTTACCATAACCTAGCCCATAACCTATCTTTCCTCTTGCTGCTTCATCAATTTTTAATCTTTTAGCACTTTGCTCTTCATAAAATTTAGTAAAGCGAGCAATTAAATTCTTATATCTATCCCAAAAAAACCTAATTGTTTCAAATTGCAATAGAAATTCTTTTACTTTTTTTATTTGAACTTCGAAAAAATCAACAACTGCACCGGTTAATGAATCTAATCCTCTTGTCCATCCGATTATATCTTCAATTAATAGAGCGATTAAAATTATTATTGTTCCTAAAATCACAGGTATTCTAAGTATAGATGCATTAAAAAATGTAGTCATCAAGGATCCATATTTTACGGCTTTTCCAAATTGCCAAAATAAAAGAGTGATTCGCCCCAAAAAAACAGCGAGTTGAAGCTGCAAAAAAACTAATAATGCAAAAGCAAGTAATTTGATAGCCCTTTCAACCCCGCCTATTACTTTTATAAACAAAGAAAAAATTTCAAGTGTTATTTTTAGGGTTTCGTATAAATTTCTTGAGAATTTTATCATTACTTTAAAATGGCTTATTGCTTTAGTAACGATCAATTTTTTGTTTATTGTTAAATACTCTAAAAATTGATTAGACAATCGTTTGGCCTCTGGTAATAATACCCATCCTATTTCTCTCGCTAAAATAGTAATACTATCTTTAACATTATTAATAATTCCGAATAATGATTCTGATAATTTAAACATCAAATTAAAAAACTTTCCGCCTTTTGAAGCCATGTTTGTAAATGCTTTATCAACATCTTCAAATAATATTTTGTCTACACTAACCATTTTTGAGATTTCTGCTGTTGTTTTCCCGAATTGTTTAGCTAATACTGCCAATATCGGTACTTTAAGCACCCCAAAGTCTTTTATTTCTCTTCCAGTTAATTTGGTTTGTGATTTTACCTGTGCAAAATTCCAGGCTAATCGAAATAACGGGGCTTTAGTGCCCGCAGCTACATCGCCAAGCTTTTTTAATGTACTAACTATTTTATCGCTTTCAATTCCAACCCCCAATAAAGTAAGTGCCGCATCTTCAATGCCTGGTATTGTGAAAGGTGTTTTTTTTGCAAAATCGTATAAATCCGATATGAGTTTTTTAGCTTCGTCTACGGCAAACCCCCATTTGATTATTAATTCCCTAACTACGTTTGTTTGAGCCATTATTTATTTTTTCCATTTGTTCCGCCGTATAATCTAAAATTATATGAGCATCTAAAACATCACTAAGCGTCCATTTGTTTTTAATCTCATCTAAAGTACCCAAATTTTCTAAAACAAGACGCCAAATAAAATAATTTATTTCGACATTTTTAATTTTGGATGGCTTAATATGCCTTGTAATTGAGGGATATTTTTGACTTTTAAAAAAAAATCCTCAAAATTGAATTCCAGGCATTTATAAAGTAATTCATACATAGAAAATAATCTCCCTTGAAAATGAGATTCGAAAATAGGCAATAAAGGAATTAGTTTATTTGCTTCCGATTCATATTGAACTTGTCCGAACAAATCTTTTGTTAATCTTATTAATTTATCAGGCTCTAATTTTTCTATTATTCCACTAATTCCAGTTATTAATAATTGTACATTGTCTGCATTTTCTTTGACGTCTGCTTTATTTAAAAATCCTCCACAAACAGACAATAATTCAAAAAGTATTTTTTGGGCTTCTAAAACCCTTAATTTCCCAATTACATAATTTTTGTCATCCACGGTTACTTTTTTTGTTTCTATCATTAATTGCCCCTATCATTTATTATTAATTCCGCACACCTTAATACGTATTCTCTGTTTGTTAGTTCATCAGCATATGTTACAACTGTTGGTTTTTGTAACCAAGCCTCAGCTGCTTCAACTAAAGAATTTCCGCTTGCATCTCGTATTAAAACCGAAACAATGCCACCGCTATCTAATTCATCTTGTTTTGATAAATCGCTTAAATAAGCAACATCCGGCGCAGTTTGTTGAAAAACCATAGTTATGTTGCCCCTTTTATCAGTTATTTTTGATCGGCTAACTATATTAATTCCTGCCGCATCCGAAAAATTATCACTATCACGCTCGGCTGTTATGAATGTCCCATTTGCAAACCCTGACAAAACACGGCCGCCAACAATAACAGACACTTGATCGGGATTATAAGTTTTTGATTCTGGCATTTTTTTTCTCCTTTCTTTAAACTTGCACTAATCCATTGATTTTGACAGTATGAATTGCCCCTGCTAAGGTAGCCGTAAACGAAACATCGGGTAAATATCTATTAGCTTTATCTGTAGAAGAAACTTCGCTTACATCCGGAGCGGTAACAACCGGTTCCGGCGATGCGGCTAAAACTCCCCTGGCAATACCAAGTCGCAATATTTCCAAAACGCCGGATTTTACGGCATCTATCCCAGCATTTGTATAAGGAATTTTATTATTATTTACTAAAATCGAGAAAATTCTCTCTTGAATCCTGGCTTTTAGCCAATGAATTCCTCGTGTTACATCAATATATTCTCCAGAGGCAACCTTTCCCTCTCTGGTAACACCTATTCCGCTTATCGAAATATAAACATTAGAATTTTTACCTAAGGCATTTGATATTTCGGTATCGTTTAAAGCCTCTGTAGTAATTCCACTTAAATTCTTATAGTTCCAAGTGATTGAACCAGGATTTTCCGGCAAACATCTTCCTGCAAAAGCCGCTTCTTTTTGTTCATCTGCGCTAGAGCTATACATTAAAAAAGATTGATTATAATTTAATGCTTTTAACTCTGACATAATATCATCTGTAGCAGAGGTAATAATATCCGTATCTATTCCCAGCACAGCGTATACCTTGTCTAATGTCTCTATATATTCGGCCGCTTGCAAGATATCTTGATCGGCATTTGAGGTAGAAATTAAGCAATACCAATCATCATCAAATAATCTTAAAGCGGCTAATTCAGTAATAATATTTACATTTGCTTGGCTAGTGGTTAAAGTCATATTTGTGCTGGGGGAAGATATTGCGATTGTAAAACCAACACCGGCTACATCGGCTTCTATGTCAAAATCATTTCCATTGTCTGTCAAAGTAACTGGTTCAGAACCAATGTTGATGGCTGTAATTAAGGCGTCAACAATATCAGCTTGAGCCTCTCCACCGGATGCTTCGTAATTGTAATTATTTCCATTAATCGTAACTGTATAAGTACCGGTCGCAACGGAATCAACTGAAACATTTTCTTTTTGTTTTTCATTTGCTACTCGTTTTCCTATTTTTATAAGTGGTGGACGTGGCGTTTGCGCAAAAAGAGCGGCTGCTTTTTTATATTCCGGATCACTAGTTGTAAAATCTTCTAAAACCGCATCTATGTCGGTATATGATTTTATATCCTCTGCAAATTTAGCATGAATACCAAAAATCATAGGAACACCAAAGCCGGACTGGGAAATAGTTCTTGTGCCTCTGGTTATTATAACCTGTATAACATTATCTAATTGACTCATATCTTCCTCCTAATTAACTATTATTTGACCGGCATTTCCTGAAACATCATAATCAATTTCAGTTTTTTCAATACGGCTGATAGTGCTTTCTATATTATCAGTTGTATAAAATTGTATATCCATACTTTGTCTTTTTTCTACTAACGTATCGAGAACAAAAGACGTATCAGCTACCAAAGGAACAATAGACACCGCCAAATTTTTGCTTTTCCAATATTCTATTGTTTCAGGCAAACTTAACGCTCTTTGTAATTTTAGCATAATATTAGGAGAATCAGAACCGTAAATTTGTAATGAAATTACAAAAAACCTATCCCCTCTAAGATAAAACTTTGTTTCTGATTCTTCATAATCAATATTATCTCTTCCTGTTTTATTAAAAGGGGTAAGAAAGTTTAAGGTAATATATGGTAAACTAGGCTGAGGAATATTTTGATTTAACCAAAGAATATTTTCATCTGCCAATTCGGAATATTGTTTTACCCAATCAAAAATAGCATCTTCAATTTCATTTATTACAATCATTTAAAAGGTCGAATCCCTTCGTTTTCTTCTAATTTCATAGCAATAATTCTATAATGAGGCAAATCTGTTTTTGTCCAATCCTCGACTTTGTGTATTTCATAATCTTTCCCTCTCCATGATAACCTATCCGCTTTTTTAAAATCCTTTTCATTAACCGTTAATAATTCAACATCACTATAGATAACTATCATTTCTTTAGTTCTTTCGCCTTCCGGTAATAAAACTAATTCTTTGCCACTTATAGGGATAACGGCTGCCTCTATATCAAAATTATTAGTTGCTCCGGCAACATATTTACCTTTTACTAAACTCCCTGCCTCAAATCTAGTTATGTTTATAATATCTGTTACAAAATTATCAATTAAGGTCATTTCATTACCTTACCTTTTTATGTCTTATGGAATTAAGCATTTGCGCAGTATCAATCAAGGGTTTGTCGCTTTTTTTTCTTTTTATTGTTTTAGGTTTTAAAGGGACAAATTCACCGCTTTTAATTTTTGTTTTAATATCTTTTTGTATGATTTGCCCTAATATATCCAAAGAATGGCTAATGTTTTCTTTGCCGTCTGCTATTTTTTTAGCCAAATCCTTTGTTTCTTCTAGCCAATTACTTTTCTTTTCTTCATAAGTGCTTCGCATGAAACTTCTTTCCGGTATATTTGCATTAGGAGCACCAAATTCATGAATTGTCCCTACTTCCGCTACTGTTATGTCTGCGTTTTTATGTGGTTTATCAGCCATCAATCCGACTTTTACATATGGCTTTTTTTTCAATATATTAATTCCGGCCATGAATTTTTTATACCCTAAATCGGTATCTATTACTTTGGTCATACGATAAAAGGACTACTTGCATACGTTCTTAAAAAACGCAAATATTCTTGCCCATATGCTGTCGATGATAATTCGGATTTCATCGATGGGGGAGATGAATAGCTGCGCTCAAGTTGCCCAACCTTTTCTTTGGTAACAAAAGAAGCGCTTCCGTTTGATTGGGAAATTTTAAGCAAATGTGCTGTTAAATAAGAAGCTGCGTGATCTTTGCCATTTTGAAAATAATCACAATTGGCATTTAAAAGGGCAGAATCAATAAAAAGTTGAATATAGGAATTGTCTAATGATTCAAACTCCGGAAACCTTTGTTTTATACTGGCCGGTGTAACCGTCATTTAACACCTTATTTATTTTCTTCTTCATCAGTAGTTAATTTTTTTATTTGTGCCTCTATAGCTTTAATAACAGTTGTTCTTTCCTCTGTTTCAACCCACTTTTTCAATACTTTCAAATCTAAAGTTTCTTTTACCAAACGAACCGAATCTTTTGCATTGAACTCTTTTAAATCTTCAGTAGCTCCCTCTGCTATGTTTTGTAGCATTTTTTCTGCTTCAGCTTCTTTCTCTTTGTCGGTCTCTGCTTCATCGATTTTGCTGGCCATTAATTGAATATCTCCATTTTCAATCAATTCCTTAAAGCGATCCTGTTTAGATATTTGATTAAAAGCCTCTTCATTGATAGCGCTGATTCCTATTGATAATTTTTGCTCTATCAATTCTTTCCCTAGTGCAACTAGAAAAATAAAAAGTTTTGATTTGTTGTTTTTTACTAAAAAAGTTTTATTTATCTTTTTCATGATTTTCCTTTCTGAATAACTTATATACCATCCGCATAAGCTAATGATAATGGATATCGTGAAAATACGCCACCGGTACGAGCGCGTAAATTGTTAATCCATTCGTAATTTCTTAATTGAGGATTTTGTCTTTCAAGAGGTACAGGTATTTCAAAAGAAATTTTATCGGGATTCTTATCATAGGCAACCATTCTTCTCGTCCCACCACTACCCATGGTCTCTAATTGATAAACAGGGATTATCTCTTTAATATAAGGATTGGTCGCCAAAAATAATTTCTCAACAGTATTGTCCGTATTTGTCCTGTATGTTGTAGAAATTAAACTATAAGTAGTCAAGGGCACCAATAAAGTATTCGGGATTTCTGCTTCATCTGTATTATTTACAATAGCAAAAACAAGAGCATTCAAATCCCGTATAATTTGAAGAAAACTTTTTGTGGTAAACAACTTGCTTGATCCGCTACCATCGGCAGGGACAACAACTTCAGTTGCATAATTCTCCAAAATTTGCTTAAGTCCATTTATCCCATATTCTGCATCGCCAGATTGACCTATGGCATCTAATTTTTCAGCGATAGCAGCCCTTGCAGCCAAAGCCAAAAGCATTTCAAGTGGTTTATCGTTTTGTCGTGCTGCCTGTATTTCATCTTCAGTATATCCGAAAGAATCTCCTAAGTCCTTCAAATCAATACTCTCTTCTTTCCCTTTTACTGTTACACGGGGCAAATCTTTACCATAGTTATTTATAATCTTTGCAATTCCTGCCCTATCATACATGCGATAAGTATATTTTTTATCATATCTACTAGCGTTTTTAGTTATAGGGATAATTTTTCCTTCCGCAAATTGGCGATTTGGATATTTAACTTCATACATTCGCTTGTCAATAGTTTCTAGTTCTCTATTAAAAAATAGAGTGTCTTGAGCGTCTAAATTCGTTTGTTGTATATACATGTCAAATCCTTTCTTTATTATAGGTTTATTTCTAGCACGGCATTTTTACCAGCTGCGGCTGAAGTCAAAAACTTCATGTTTGCGGCTACTAAAGCAGCACTGCCATTATCATCATCAATTCTAAATTTTCCTTTATCAGTTGCTGGTTTAGCAGCCTCTGATTCTGCGAAAGAACCAGTCGCTTGACTCGCTCCACCTGTTACTGCTATATCTGATATTAAAATAGGGACTGCCGGATTAGCGGCTATTATTGTTACAGTTCTTGGCCCCGCCGCTGCAACAGCACTTACAACATCTGCATTTGCTTGAATTTGAGTAGCTAAATCAGCAATTGTTTGAGCGTGAGTGCCATTGAAAGGTACTGTGGTGATTGCAACCTCATTAATTTTCAAGTCAATGTCATTGTCCGTAACAAAATCAGCATCAAAACTTAATATAACAATTTGACCGAGAGGAGCAAAACGAGCATAAACCGGATCATCTGGCGTTACGGCTTGTTCTACAGGTACATATATTCTGCCTTTTCTTAAAGCCGAAATAACATCTTTGTCTGCATTGCCTGGCTCACTTAAATTAGGATTTTCAACGTAATCATATTTGTGAATTGCAATGCCTCTGCTTTTCAAAAGATTTGTAATGTCGGTTGCTAAGGCTGGTACTTTTGCTTGTTTATCAAGATCGGTTCCGGCTGCCAAGAAACGCCCAAAGGGCACTTCGTCTTCAGCCGCTAAACTAACAATATCTTTATCTGCATTATCAGCCAATAAGCCTGGCAATGCGATTTCTGGGAGTCTATTAAATACGCTCTGCATTTTTCTTTCCTTTCTTAATTGCTTTTATAGTTGTCAACAAGACGATTTTCAAATTCTTTTCGATAATCAGCATCACGGGAATCAGTTTTCGACCTTAACAACAGTTCTCCGATTTCTTCGTTATCTTTTTTCTCAAGATTTTCTATTGCCATGTCAAATCTAGCTTCAAGGTAAACGTCTGATTTCTCTGCCAAATCTGTTTTACATTGGGTCTTAATAACTGCTTTTTTTATTTCAATATCACTCATTTTGTCTAATTTGCCAACAGTCTCATCATCACAACAAAGCTTAGCCGCATCATAAAGTTTTATTCGTTTATTTACTTTTTTTATGATTTCGGAATCGAGTTTTTTATCAAAATTCTCAACCTTTGTTTTCAATTCCATGTTTTCTTGTTTTGAATGATCCAAATTAGCATTTAAAGAATCCATTTTTTTGTCATTTAAATTGTTTTGTTCATCTAATTTCTTTTTTAACGCCTCGATTTCTTGATCTTTTTTAGTTGTAGCTATCATTTTTTCATCTGGGTTACTATCCTTGTCTTTTGTAGTATCCATTCTATCCACTCCTTCTTTTTTATTTTCTTTTGAAACTAACACTGAATCTTTAGAATCAAATCTCAATTTTACTTCTCGACCGGCTCTTCCCCTTTCAACTATTGCCACATGATTATATTTGATGTTTTTTTGTTTTGCGTCATATTTTTCTCCTTTGTATACCCCTTGAGTAAAATCTAAATCGCAATTATAACCACAACTAATTTCTCGCTTGCCATCACTGACGTCATCGATTGTTTTTTCCTCAAAAATAGTTACATTGGAATTAACAAGTTCCGAATCAAGTATATTTATTCGTTCTCCCGTAACCCCGGCTATATGATCTTTGATATTCCCAGAATCTATAAATACGGATGGATGCTCGTTAGAAACTGGTTTTTGCTTTAAAGTCTCAAGACTATCTTCTTTAAAAACTTCATCAGGGTGCCTTAATTCTTTAATAATGGAGCCATCTTCTTTTAAATATGTAAATATCCCCGTTTTGGTCAAATTGGCATTTAATTTGACAAAACCAAATGAATCTTTTTTTAATTTTTTACCATCTATTTTTATCTGGTCATATCTTGTATGCATATTCATAATATTAAAACAAAATTTTCTTATTGTAAATATCTTTTTATGAAAAAAACAGGCGTTTTTTTATCTTTATAAATGATCATGATTTTAGAAGAATTTTGTTGTGTAGGTTTTTTTGCGGAAAATTTATTTTATGATTGGTTCCGCCCAGCATCTACATTGAATAGGTTCCCCTGGATGGCCATCCGCAGGAGGTTTTTTCCAAGAAAATATTTTACCCTCTCTATCCCAATGAGAATATTCAGCTCTAGGATATAAACCAAAGGGATTCCCCCTAACTCTTCTATCTCCAAC